TCAACGCACACCGGACAGGCCATAGAATACAGCCTGATTCCGCCGTATCGCCTCAATCTGGGCGGCGGACAAGGCTTGCCTGGCGAGAACCACCTCGCATATGTCGCCGGGCCACCCGTAACCGCCGGTGGAATTGTTCCCGATGATGAGATTGTTCGTGTCGCCGATAGAACCGCTTGGCTGAACTGCGTTTTGATAGGACGCTGAGACGCCGTTGACGCCAAGAGCCGGAACGTTTGACAGCAGCGTGTAGTTATACGAGAGGTCGTATATCTGCGCTCCCGTCGCCGGCATGGGCGAAGAGGAAACCCACTGTCCAGAGCCGCCCGTAGCGCCGATGGTGAACTGGGGAAAGCCATACCCTGATGTATAGGCTCCGGAAATCTCCCAGCCTGAACTTCCAGACAGTCTAGAAAGGAGGCGCATCGAGTTTGTGATCGTTGCAGTCTTGTTTGAGACCACAGAAGCAAAGCCAGCGGAAAAGAACAAATTGTTGATCGCCGAATTCGCGCTGACCGTGAGCGACGCATTGCCGCCATTACCCCAGGCGCCGCAAAGGGCATAGTTGAGCGCTGCTCCCTCGATCACAAGCGCAGGTTGCGTTGACGCGTTCGTGTTGCGAGCGACGTTTCCATTGCCTGACTGATCATACTCAGTCACTATGTAGCAGGACGTGTTTGCGCAGAAAGTAGAAATCGCTGACTTGTCGATCACGCCGGCGGCGTTGGGATAGAAGTCGACACTGGCGGCGTCGCTGGAGCGTCTGACATTGCAGAGCGGGCCATTGTAAGAAAATGAAAGCCGCCGCGCACAAGAGTACGCGCCTGAGACGCCGGAAGTTGATGTCAAGAAGTCGAGCGGCCCGCCGCCAGTCGAGGGCACGCCTCCGGATGCGCCAGAGACAAGCGAGGACGACGGCGCATTATACTCCCAAGCGAAGGGCAGGTTAACGGCCCCATCAAAGTTCCACAGCGCGGCCGAGCCTATACCAAACAGCGGGACGTTCGTTGCAGAATGCCCCAGTGTGACGCTGGCGCCGTGCGCAGTGATAGCCGTGATGCCGGCGTCCACTCCGAGGATTGCGGTATTGACGGTGCTAAGCTGGTCAAACACAGTCAGACCGCTGACGTTTGGAGTGGGATTGGAGCCCGTCAGTTCCACATCGTAGCTGGCGGCGGAGGATTCGCATTCGATTTCCAGTGTCTCGCTGATATTATGCAGAGAATATGTCGCGTTGTTGTCAAACAACGAGACACAAGGACCGGAGGCGGACTGTGCAAGATAAAGGTGCGCTGTTCGCAGGCCCTCGACCGAGGCCATCCAAAGCGGTGCGCCCATGAAGCTCGCGCCGTAATAGCGAAGCGAACCGCCGATGATGTTGTTCTCGGTGAATGTATAATAGGTATCGGCAGGCCAATTGACGGTTTGGAAGGAGGATGTCACGCCCCAGTGATTCTGACCATCCAGCACCATCGCGAATTGACCGATATTGGCGACGGGGACGTTGAAGCCTGCGCCCGATCCTCCCAGAGAAGCCGCGGAGGCCGTCAGGCTATCGCCGATTGCGTATTGCTTTCCCTGATTGGTCAAAGTGACGCCAGTCACCGTCCCGCCAGATACCTGAATGCTCGCCACCGCGCCAGCGCCGGTCGCTGATCCCGTTAGCGAAACATTGGAGTAGACGCCGTTGACGTAGCCGCTCCCGCCAGAAATGGCGCCGAGCGTGCCGATGACACCAAGATTGGCCCCGTTATTCCTGACGATTGGCGAATAATAGGTAGTCGATTCGGACGCGGCAGAATATATCCCCCCGAATGTGAAAGACCCAATGATCTCCAACCCGTAATGCGTATGAATGCAGCAAGCGTAGGACGCGGGCGCGATATTGCCCTCTTGCAGGCCGATCATCGGTGGCGAACTTGCAGAGCCTATGATGGTGACCTTGTTGAACTGAACGCTAAGCGAGCCGAGCGTGTCCAGACAGATGTCGCCGGAGCCGGAGCATGACAAGGTCAAGTCATCGATGAGCAAACGAGCGCCGCCGCCAAACCGGGTGAAACCTGTCGCGTTGACTTGGGTGACGGCGCAGGCGACGCCAGTCGCCGAGAATCCGCCGACAACCCGCACCGGTTGGTTGTTCGCGTAAGCGGTGGAGTTTCGGGCGGCGGCCAGCGCGGAGTTCAGATTTGCAGTGTCGCTAGACGGCGACCCTGAACAGCCCCCGTAGTCCGCTACGTTGATGACAGTCTCTGGCGTCGTGGTCAACGATCCCGTCGGGGAAACGCCGCCAGTGGCGCCCGTGCCGCCTTCGGAGGGCGGCAGCGGCGTGGTTAGCCCCGAGAGCGAACTGATGTCGCCGTTAGGACCAGCCGCCGCAGCGCCTAGATTCGCACGCGCAGTCGCCGGTGAACTGGCGCCAGTGCCGCCATCCTCGATTTTCAGCACGGGGGGCGACACTTGACCGAATGCTGGCGTCGCACAAAGCGCGACGATTAGAACAAATAGGATAGAACGTCGTTTCATTGCGCGATCACCACATATCCGGAGCTGTTGATGAATGCCTGCCCGCTGGGGACCGGCGCGCTGGAACCTGTCTGCACAGGCAAGGCGCCAAACAGCGCCTGCGTCAGGACGCCGAGTTGCAAGCTGGTAAGGCCTGCGAGGCCCGCGGCCAGTTGCGTGGGTTGCAGGGCCTGAAGAGCTGCGGCGAGGGCTGCCGGAATTGCAGCAGCGACCGAGCGCGGGGTGTTGTCAGGCGCGACGAGTAAGGAGACGCTGGCGATTTGGCCGGAGCCGATCGAGAGTGTAGAAGAGGCGAAGAGATCGCGCGTAGCGGAGGCGTCGGTGGCGGTGAGGTTGATTGGGAACACACCCTGCGGCCAACTCGCCTTTTGCGAGGCCAGGGCGGTGATGATCAGAAGGTTGTTATTGGGGCCCGTCACAACGATTTGGCCGCTGGCCGTGCTTAGGGTCGCGAAGGCGCCCACCGATAGGCTGAAGCTCAGGCCGCTCAGCGGAACCGGCGTAACCTCGTCGTCAAGATAGAAGGCGATGCTGAGTTGCCAATCTTCATCAGATTGCACGCCGTCTGAAACGCGGATCAGCGGCAGGAGTGTCAAAGTGGACATAAGTCGTCGCCTTTCCTGAGACCCGGCCGGGTTTAGAGGTTCGAAGCAGAATGGTTGGGCGAAAGGTCTTCCAGACGGGTCGGCGCATCCGCAAAGCGAGAGGATTCCCCTCAACATTTTGAGCTGCGCGACGACCTACGGAAATAAGCCGCGCAACAACCGCACTCGCTTTACCGCTGCCAAGGACCGTTCAGTGCTTAAGGTTTGTTTCGCCATCGCGCGTAGGGACGCCCCCGCCCGCATGCTTTGACGAGCCCTCCCGCTCTATCATTGCGAGGCCAGCGCGCCTGCATAGCGCCTCGGCGAAAGCGCTGCGGCTGGGGCATACCGCATGAGCGATCACTTGTCTTTGCTCAGGAGGGCCCACCTTCGCGGAGGATTTGAAGTCTATTTGGAGGCGGCGAAAAGCCCGCGCGCAATCATCACGCGGGCTATCGCACGGCGCCCATGCCTTTCATGCCGAGATGGGCTCCGTGGCGCACAGCTTCGTTGATTGCGCGCAGCATCTCGGTCGAGTTCGACCTCATCCATTGCGAAACGGACCCGCCGTCGATGGCGCTGACGTGGAAATGAGTGGTGGGCGCAATCGAGACATTGCCGTGGTTGCGATCGGTTCCAGAAGAAGACGCGGAGAGCAGACCGCGGAACGCGCCGGCTTCGGCAGCGGGCATGATGAGTTCGTTGTGATGAACAAGCGTAAGCATATCGGCGGGGACGCTCCACATGCCGATATCGGCGGAGGCGACGGCGCCGGCGGCGCTGGCCACAGTCGCCTGCGCAGCCGCCGCGGGCCCCGCAGCGAAAGGCCCCATGACAGGAGCCAGGAAGCCAAAAACGCCCGCAAAAGCCTCGGCGGCGGAACCAAGAATCGAGCGAATGATCGTCGCGCCTTGGGTTGCGAGAGAGGCTGCAGCGCCAGCCTGTTGGAGAGAGGAACGGGACGCCGTTCCCGTTGCGGTCGCCACGGTCTTCGCCGCCTCGCCGACAGCCCATTGTACGACCATGCTGTCGACCGACGAAATGAAGTCGATCACCAACTGGCTCAGCACACTCTTGAATGCATCGCGCCAGCTCTCTGTCCCTGAAAGAAGTCCGCGCAATTGGGAGTTGAACGCGCTCGCCACTGAATTGCCGAATTGTATATAACTCTGTGACTGTTCGTCGAGCGCCTGGCGTGTCAGCGCGCTTAGCTGACTCTGCTCGCTTCGCTCAAGCGCGGCGATCTGGTTGTCAACGCGTTGTTGATTGGCGAGCGAACCCTGGGCAAGGTCGCGCTTGCGATTCATCAAATCAAGCTCGGCCGAATAGGTCTGCTCGATGGCCTCGCGGGAGGCTTGTAGCTTTTCCTGTTCGGTCATTCTATGATTTCGTGCATCGTCGGCGTAGGCGGCGAGCTTCTCGCGAAGGCCGTCTTGCTCAGCCTTGATCTGTCCTGAGATCGCCTCTTGTGCGGTGCGCAGGGCCTGCGCATAGGCGGCGTTGTCGCCGCTTTGCATGGCCTGCAGGGCGCGAGAATGCGACTCAGTCAGAGCAGCGCCGAGGGCTGCATATTTGCCGTTGATGTCGGCGATTGGCCCCGCGAGACTGGCGAGCGCCTCCCGCGCAGAAGCAACTCCTGATTCAAAGTCGCTTGTCGAGGCGCTGAAAGTAACGGTGACGTTGGCGTCGGTCATCGTGGCTCCAATCAGGCGGCGCCGGGCTCGCCCTTATCAGGAGAGCGCGGCCCGTAGTTCAGCGAGCGAGGGGCGTCGTTCGTGAGGCGAGGCCTCAGGATCGTGCGTGCGTAAGGCGGCCGAGAGCAACCAATGTGCAGGCGGACGGCGCCGCCATTCCGCGCGCAAGGCGAGGAAACGCGGAACCGTGAGGCCGTCGAGGGCCTCGTCCCAGGTCCATCCTGTCGCCGTGACGACTTCGGCGATCAGGGCGTCGAAATCTATTTTCCCGCCTCTGGCGACGCCTCCGCCGTCGCCATCTGTATACGAAGCCCGGCGGCTTGCGCGACCGCGGGGAGGATGGCGAACAGATCAGCGAGCGAGAAAGGCAGCGCCAAAAAGTCATCGAAGCTGAGATCGGGGTCGACATGCGCAATCGCCCGCCAAGCGGCGGCGGCGAGTCCGTCGATTTGGCTTTCAGCCAATGATACCGCGCCCTGTTCAGCGGTCTCAGCATAGACCTTAAGGAGCGCGGGCTGAATAGACTTTATGATGCGGAACGGCAGGTGCGGCAAGGCCCAGCGACGCCCCGCCAGTTCGATGACGAAGGCCTCGTCCGTCACGCGGCGTCTCCGAAGTTAAGCTGGCAGACCTGTCCGGCCGCATTTGCGAAGCATTGGAAATCAAGTTCTGGCATCACGAAATCTTCGAGCTTGGTGCCGAGGGCGAGCTTTTCGGCGACGCAATTGTAGAGATATAGCGAGAACTGTTTGCCTGTGGTCGGGTCTGAGGCGAACAGATTGGCGGCGAAGGTGACGGAGGGTCCGATGGTCTGAGATGTCACTAACACGCTCTCGCCGGACGTAGGTACGCTGTAGGTGTAGGAGACTAGAATGGCCGCGCCCGCATCTGCGGAACTGAAGGTATAGACGCCGGCGGCGACGAAATATTGGCCAGCGGCGGGGGACGAGGCGACCATCTTCAGCGGCAATCCGGTTGAGGCGTAGACTACGCCCTGATCAGCAACGAATGTGGCGTGGAAGCTGGTTGAGTATGTGAACGGCGAGACGGCGGGAACTGAGGTCACCTCGCCAAACTGCGTTTGCACGCCGCCCACGCTCGGGTTGACGCCAAAGAACAGATTGCCGAGCGCCTGGCCAGAGATGCGGGCGAGTTTCGCCTTGCCCGTCATCTTGCGTGTGCCGCTGCCGATGGCCACGGGAAAATTGTTCTGCCCGTAAAGCGCTTTCGTGGTGGTCGAAATGTTGAGGGTCACTTCTTGGGCGAGGCCGAAGTTGATCGGCGAACCGCCCGTCGGCGTGCCGATGAGCACGCCGGAGCCGAACACATACATGGAGATCTCCAAGTTGATGATGTCGCCGCCAAGCGACGCTGGCGTTTTGGCGACTGTGGGGGCCAGTGTTTCGGATCGTGCATCAAGCAGCGCGAGGCGAAGTCGGTTTCGGGTATTCGAAAGGGCGCGGCCTCGCGGAGAAGCCAACTGACGTGGGTGTTGATAGGCGAGACCGAGAAGGCCGCAGAGAAGCCCCTTCGGTTACCGTTAGCTCGACCCGCTCGTGGAACCGGCGGACGCCGAAATCGCAGTGTCGACTGAAGCAGAGCCGACGGCGAGCGTTCGTTGCCCGTCGGGGCCGATATCCACGGTCGCGACGATATTGCTTTGGGCATCGACGAAATCGCCAGCGGCGTTCTGCTGCGCGCGAAAACTCAGCTTCTGTCCAATTGACTGAACGCTGAACTTCGCCACCCCGTTTTCCGGCCCGAGCCCCAACTCCGCCCGCGCCTCGGCGACCGTCTTCACGCCGGCGTTGACGAGGATCGCGATCGTCTGCGCCTGCTCAAGCGGATCGACCCCGTCGTCGCCGACCCAGCAGAACTCCAAATCGGGCGCTCGGAAGCAAAGCGCGATCGATACGATCGAGCGCCATCTTCACCCAGGCCTTCAGCGGTACGAGGCCTTCCGTCGCTGCCTGTGTGCGCAAAGTCTGCGATGTCGCGCGGTTGACCTGCGTAATGAACGCGGACGCTGGCGCCGAGAAGGCGTAGCAGATCACCCGCGCCAACCATTCGTCATACATATCCTTCAGCGGCGGCTGGCGCGTCTCCGTCAGCTTGAACTCCGCCGGCATAAACTTCACCATGCGCCGGCGCGCGAGATTTCCTGACATCAGCGCGTCGAAATAATCCTGGAACTGCCGGATCTGATCGACCGTCCAATCTTTCGGCAGCGTCGCGAGGGAATCCGGGATCGAGCCGGTGTTGTAATGCCGCCGCGGTAGCCCGCTCGCGCCTGAGCGCGATATTGATTGTCAGCGCGATCTGCTCGACCGGCGAGAAGCCATAAAGCCGATGCGAGCGAAGATTGCGCGGAAGATAGAGCAGTTCGTCGGCGACGAAATCGGCCGCCGGCACGCCATGCGGCGCCTGCTGATAGGCGGCCTAAGCAATCGTTAATAATTATGGTTTGCCGCGCAATGGGATATCCCTGCGATAGGCGTTCGGAAAGTAGTCTATTTCATATTCGCTACCGAGTTCCTCTTTGAGCTTCTCCAATAGGATGTAACCCGTCGCCGTGAAGTTGTTAGCAGCTTCTTGGGTATCGAAGCCGGAATCGGGCGGATAAATTCGGTCGAGCGTACGATCGTATTCGGAGGCCCAATCGTGCAAAGCTTTGCGAAGTGGCTCAGATATTGGAAGTGACTCTGGAGAGAGGGTTCCAACGCCATATGGTGGCTGTTTCCAAAGAGGGTCACATCCATAGTCAGCCATCAACCTTACTTTTTTCATGGGACTTTTCCTGTAGGGTTTGCGCTAACGATGAATCCGTTGTCTCCGATCTGAATGGCTATTCCATAGGCTTGGCCGCTGACCACCGTTCGGTAGATGTCTCGCGGATTGCCTCCCTTGCCTTGCACGCCAATTATGTCGCCAGTCGCGATTGCGCCCATTACCACGTTCAGAATATCCGATTGCGACACGCCAATGCCAGCAAAGTCCCGCGTGTGGTCGAGTATGTGCACGAGTCCAGCTTTAGCGTTTCCAGTCTCCATCCACACCGTCTGGCCGCCCGGCGCCGTACCCGTTGCGACGACATTTTCAGGTGCAATTCTAACTCCCGAAGCCACAAGGCGAGCTATCAGATTCGGATCGACCAGTGAAGTCGCACGGTTAGACGGCGTTCCGGTTTCCGTTCCCCCGCTTGGCTTCCCCACCTGATCGCTCTGAGCCCCGGATACCGGCTCATAACCCGGCGGCGGGGCGCCGGAGGGCGCGTAGGTCACGTCGCCAGTTTCCGGATTGTAGTAAAGCACTTGCGGCTCGCCCGCCGAACCGGCTCCCGAATTCGATCCGCTCACAGACCCGGAAGAAGCTGCAATTGCGGCGTCCACGGCGTCGGGATCGACGACGAGCGATCGCTGCCCGTCGGCTCCGGTGTCCACGGTCGCGACGACGTTGCCTTGCGCGTCGACAAAGTCGCCAGCGCTGTTTTGTTGGGCGCGAAAGCTCTGCGTTTGGCCGCCTGATTGGACGCTGAAAGTCGCTGATGTTTCGTCCTGCGCCCAGCGGTAGGTCATGTCGGGGCGGTCGGGAACCGAGCCTTGCTGAATGCCGCCGGTTGCTTTTGTCGAGGCGGCGAGAAACGCTGCCGCCAGGGCCCCGGTGGCCATCGACGACGCGGTAAGACCTCGCGCAAGCCCACTTGCTAGCGCGGAGCCCGTCTCCTGCGCGCCATTCACGACAGCCTTTGTCGCGTCCGTGGCGGCCTGCAACGCGCGGGTTGCCCAGGGCGTCGTCTCTTCGGATGTGGCTGCTGCACGCTCCGCGTCGCTCAGAGCGCTGTTCGCGGCCTCCACTGCAGCTTGCGTAGCGCGAATGGCAAAAGGCGCCCCGCTAAAGGCAGCACCGCCTCATGGTTTCGCCGCCTCACTCGCCGTCGAAGCCGCATTGTTGGGCGGCTTCGCGCCCGATCCCGACGCAACGGCATGATCCGCATCCGTGAACTGCCCCGCCTCATCGTGATACGGATTGCCCTTCAAGACCCCCTTGCTTTGCCCGAGCCCCAGCTCCGCCCGCGCCTCGGCGACCGTCTTCACGCCGGCGTTGACGAGGATCGCGATCGTCTGCGCCTGCTCAAGCGGATCGACCCCGTCGTCGCCGACCCAGCAGAACTCCAAATCGGGCACACGGAAGCCAAGCGCGATGACCCGATCGAGCGCCATCTTCACCCACGCCTTCAGCGGCGCCAGCCCTTCCGTCGCCGCCTGTGTGCGCAAAGTCTGCGATGTCGCGCGGTTGACCTGCGTAATGAACGCAGAGGCCGGCGCCGAGAAGGCGTAGCAGATGAAGCGGGCCAGCCACTCGTCATAGAGCTCCTTTAGCGGCGGCTGGCGCGTCTCGGTGAGCTTGAACTCCGCCGGCATGAACTTCACCATGCGCCGACGCGTCAGATTGCCGGTCATCAGCGCGTCGAAATAATCCTGGAACTGGCGTATCTGATCGACAGTCCAATCCTTCGGCAGAGTGGCGAAGGAGTCCGGGATCGAGCCGGTGTTGTAGTAATCGAGCGTCGCCTGCTCGCGCCTGAGCGCGATGTTGATCGTCAGCGCGATCTGCTCGACCGGCGAGAAGCCATAGAGCCGATGCGAACGGAGGGTGCGCGGCAGATAGAGCAGTTCGTCGTCGGCGAAATCCGCCGCCGGCTCGTCATGCGGTGCCTACTGGAAGGCCGGATCGGAGACTTAATTCTATGAGAGGCGTTTGAGAGTCGTAATCACGCCCCCAACGAAGACGCGTTCCTGCTGTCGTTGAGTGTAAGCTGTCGCAAACAGGCGTTTGCCCTGGCCACAATCGCAGACCATTCTGGGGCGTTGAAATATGCCTCGAACGGCTTCGATTTTCCGTACTTGCCGAGAAGATCGCTAAGATGTCTCATCAAGCCGACAAGACAGTCAGCCTCTTGTTCGTCGTAGAGTATATAACCGACGCAGGTATGCGGGCCGTCGGCAAGACCGCTGTCCTCAAAGAGTCGGTGAACGGCATCGTCGAAGCGAGGGCATTGCCCAGAAGGTATAGGCTCTCGCGCAATCCAGGCGCGCTTTTGCAACTCCGTGTCGGCGAGACCACTGACGGCAGCTTCGACGTCGCGTCTTGAATGGGGGTAAGCGAGCGTGGTCATGGTTTATTCCAGTACCTCCATTTCAGCCATTCATCAAGCGGTATGTGCGCGTTGATTGGGTCGTCATCTATTCCTCCAGAGATTGGGGAACCATCTCGACCGAGAACCAACCCGTCTGATCTGACAACCACGTGATCGACCTGCTGAGATGGGAATGCACTGTTCGGGTTTCCGGGATCAATACGAACGCCACCGAACTTGGCTCCCCTCGGGTCAAACCAACGAAGTCCGTCATTGCCATTATTTGGTTTAGGGGCCGCCCAATCCGGTGGAATTTTGTCAAGCGCTTCTTGCGGAGGCTTCCAGCCCGAACTACTCGATGAGGGGCCTGCATCGCCGGATTGACACGGCTTCCCAGCCTGATCGGCCGGTGTCCCCGACACCGGCACATATCCCGGCGGTGGGGCGCCGGCGGAGGCGTAGGTTACGTCTCCGGTGTCTGGGTTATAATAGAGAACCTGCAACTCGCCGCCCGGCCCGGCTCCTGAACCCGATCCGCTCGCGGAGCCGGCGGAGGCCGCAATCGCGGCATCGACGGCGTCGGGATCGACGGAGAGCGTCCGCTGCCCGTCAGGGCCGGTCTCCACCGTCGCCACGATATTGCCCTGCGCATCGACGAAATCGCCTGCGCCGTCCTGCTGCGCACGAAAGCTTTGCGTCTGGCCGTTGGACTGGACACTGAAAGTCGCTGATGTTTCGTCTTGCGCCCAGCTATAGCTCATGTCCGGGCGTCCGGGAACCGGCCCTTGTTTCACTCCGCCCGTCGAATCGGTCATCGCGAGCAGGGCCGCCGTCGCAAGGGCTCCAGTCGCCGCCGCCGATGACACAATGCTTCCGACCAATTGACGGGGGCCGGTCGCGCCTGCCTCTGTAGCGGTTGCGACGACTTCCCTTGCCGCCTGGGTGGCGGCCAGAAACGCTCGGTGCGCAAGAGACGAAGTTTGCGGGGTTGATGAGCCAGGCAACCCTGTGTCACGTCCGGCTCTCCCAGCCCTGCCGTTTGGCTTCGCGCCCGACCCCGGCTCGACCGCATGATCCGCGTCGGTGAACCGCCCTGCCTCGTCGTGATACGGGTTGAACTTTGCGACGCCATTTGTCTGCCCGAGCCCCAGCTCCGCCCGCGCCTCGGCGACCGTCTTCACGCCAGCCCCCACCAGGATCGCGATGGTCTGCGCCTGCTCCAGCGGATCGACACCGTCGTCGCCGACCCAGCAGAACTCCAGGTCAGGCGCACGGAAGCAAAGCGCGATCATCCGATCGAGCGCCATCTTCACCCAGGCCTTCAGCGGCGCCAGTCCTTCTGTCGCCGCCTGCGTGCGCAGCGTCTGAGAGGTCGCGCGGTTGACCTGCGTAATGAACGCGGAGACCGGCACGGAGAACGCGTAGCAGATCACCCGCGCCAGCCATTCGTCGTAGAGATCCTTCAGCGGCGGCTGGCGCGTCTCGGTCAGCTTGAACTCCGCCGGCATGAATTTCACCATGCGCCGGCGCGCCAGATTGCCGCTCATCAGCGCATCGAAATAGTCCTGGAACTGGCGTATCTGATCGACGGTCCAATCCTTCGGCAGAGTCGCGAAGGAGTCCGGGATCGAGCCGGTGTTGTAGTAATCGAGCGTCGCCTGCTCGCGCCTGAGCGCGATGTTGATCGTCAGCGCGATCTGCTCGACCGGGGAGAAGCCATAAAGCCGGTGCGAGCGCATGTTGCGGGGAATGTAGAGCAATTCATCGGCTGAGAAATCGGCCGCCGGCACGCCGTGCAACACCTGCTGATAAGCTGGATCGGGCGAGGCCGGCGCGCGTCCGTCCTCGCCGATCAGAAAGTGCTTTAATATTCATAGCGATAAGAATGCAAGAAAATAATATTTAGTCAATGATGGACGAAATCTATATAGATTGCGCCAAGCCAGGCGAAACCGCACGTCGTCAATACTAACAGAGATTGCCATCGCCCGTATAGCAAGAATCGCGCGATGATAGTTCGAAATAAAATAAAATCTATAATTGCACAAGCCAGCAGCCAGGGGAGCGCAGTGAGAAACCACTGAAGTCCTGCGCCAAAATCCCAAACGATTTCCTGATCGTCCGGCGGTAACCAAACTTTTGAAGCATAAGCGAGGTATAGTAAGATCCCGAAGGCGTTAAGGATAGCGAGGAAGAATTGCTCATTACGGGGACTGTGCACCTGTTGGCCTCAGACTATACCACAAACCTGACAAACGCGCGAGAGGAATTCATTGATTGTCATCGATCGCTAAGTGCGATGAGCCGTTACTTTGAAAACGGACCAGTCTTATTGGTCGCATCTGACCATCCTCGCAGCCACCAATCCACTTGATCCTGCGATCCCGCGTTGGACGACATTGAATGGGCAAAACTATTTGCAATGAAGAGAGCCTCGGGCCAGGGGCAACCCGCTCCGGCGAGATAAGCGCCGACCGCGTAGTTGGACGCATTAGTGTATGGATGAATAAACGTATCACCCTCTCGCTGGAAGTCAAATGTTCCCCACCAACCAACGTTGTGGCTGGCTCCCAACAATCCGTCCGTCTCTCCGGCTGCGAACACCCGGGCGAAGTTGGCACTGGGAGGCGCCAGAAAAGTATGACCGTCGCCTGATTTAAAAGTTACCGCGTCGCCTGGCGCCTCGTGCAAGTGGTTTCTTATGACGTGATCCGCTGCGGATGGAGGGCGATAACGCACGTCGAGCAGGGGTGGTCGGTGCTGATCCTCCGCGTCCCGACTCCCTCGACCCTGTGCCTTTGGCTCCGCGGCCCCCGGCTCCACCGCATGATCCGCATCCGTGAACTGCCCCGCCTCATCGTGATACGGATTGCCCTTCAAGACCCCCTTGCTTTGCCCGAGCCCCAGCTCCGCCCGCGCCTCGGCGACCGTCTTCACGCCGGCGTTGACGAGGATCGCGATCGTCTGCGCCTGCTCAAGCGGATCGACCCCGTCGTCGCCGACCCAGTAGAACTCCAGGTCTGGTTGTTTGAAGCCAAGCGCGATCACCCGATCGAGCGCCATCTTAACCCAGGCCTTCAGCGGCACGAGGCCTTCCGTCGCCGCCTGCGCGCGAAGGGTCTGCGAGGTCGCGCGGTTGACCTGGGTGATGAAGGCGGAGGCGGGCACGGAGAAGGCGTAGCAGATGACCCGAGCCAACCATTCGTCGTACATGTCTTTGAGCGGCGGCTGGCGCGTTTCGGTGAGCTTGAACTCCGCCGGCATGAATTTCACCATGCGACGGCGCGCGAGGTCGCGACTCATCTCAAGATGAATGCTCGCGTTCGTCGACGGGCAGGTCAGCGGCAAGATAAGACAAATTATATTGTATTATATTTGATCCGCATTTAATTCCTTCAGCAGAGCGTCGACTCCGACAACGACGTTGTCGGTTCCTAGAAACACGGAGAAGTCCACATTGTCGTCCGAATCAACGTATATCTCAATGCGCTTACCTACCATTGTAGCAAAAATAGTGACCGCGTCCTTTTGCGTTTGCGCGAGAAAAAAATGAACGTGTCGCTCTTCGAGCAGTTTCATGACGTAAAAGAGTTGACTTGGCATGCTCTCGCCCTCCTCATTTTTTGAAGCGGTTGTCAAATAATAGCTTGCACGCGGTCTTAGCGGCAGGGTCGCCGGCCTTCGCTGCAGCAATTACCTCTTGGAGCGTGCTGGTCAAGAACTGCCCGGGGAATACCCTTAGGACTCTCCCCTGCCGGTTGGCTGCGATGTACGCACCACAAGTCTGAGAAAGATCTTGCGCGAGAAGCTGCGGCGATTGCGAAGTCGGAGTGCGACCAACGCCCCCCGCATCCCTCATCGTCGTGGGGTTCTCATCCTCTGCGATCTGAATCCCACGATCCGGCTTCACCGGCTCATGCGCCCCCGGCTCCACCGCATGATCCGCATCCGTGAACCGCCCTGCCTCATCGTGATACGAATTGCCCTTCAAGACCCCCTTGCTTTGCCCGAGCCCCAACTCCGCCCGCGCCTCGGCGACGGTCTTGACGCCAGCGTTGACGAGGATCGCCATCGTCTGCGCCTGCTCAAGGGGATCGACCCCGTCGTCGCCGACCCAGCAGAACTCCAAATCGGGCGCTCGGAAGCAAAGCGCGATCATACGATCGAGCGCCATCTTCACCCAGGCCTTCAGCGGTACGAGGCCTTCCGTCGCTGCCTGTGTGCGCAAAGTCTGCGATGTCGCGCGGTTGACCTGCGTAATGAACGCGGACGCTGGCGCCGAGAAGGCGTAGCAGATCACCCGCGCCAACCAGTCGTCATACATGTCTTTGAGCGGCGGCTGGCGCGTCTCGGTTAGCTTGAACTCCGCCGGCATGAACTTCACCATGCGCCGGCGCGCGAGATTTCCTGACATTAGCGCGTCGAAATAATCCTGGAACTGCCGGATCTGATCGACCGTCCAATCTTTCGGCAGCGTCGCGAAGGAATCCGGGATCGAGCCGGTGTTGTAGTAATCGAGCGTCGCCTGTTCGCGCCTGAGCGCGATGTTGATCGTCAGCGCGATCTGCTCGACCGGCGAGAAACCATAAAGCCGATGCGAGCGAAGATTGCGCGGAAGATAGAGCAATTCGTCGGCGGCGAAATCGGCCGCCGGCACGCCGTGCAGCACCTGCTGATAGGCGGGATCGGGCGAGACGGGCGCTCGCCCGTCCTCGCCGATCAGCGGCTTGATCGTCGCCCCATCGATGACGTCGAGCGAGTAGACGGCGCCGGAACGCGCATAGCGCGGATAGATCGTCGCCGCGTCGATGACCAGCATGTCCTCGACGATCATGCGTAACCAAGTCGCGAAATCATGCCGGCGATCGGGCATGGCGAGGAAGGCGCGCAGCGGCGCGCAACGGCTTGCCGCGCCCGCGCCGCCGGAGACACGCGGCCGGACAGTCCAGTTCAGCGCCGCGATCTGATCCTTGCGGGTCTCTATCACGGTGCGCAGCAGCGGCAGTTCGTCGGCGAGCGAGCGCAACTGGCCAAACGACATCAGGTTGTCGGAGCGCGGCACATAGTTGATGTTGAGGCCGAAGGGATAATCCCACTGGCGCCCCTTCACCTCCGGCGGCGCTTGCGGGACAAGAGGTTGTTGCGGCCCGAACCAGCTTTCGGGACTGACGCCTGTTATGACGTAGCGCGTCGCGGCGGTCAGGCGCGCGAACACGCTGGCGGGAATCGGCGTTTCGACGCCCCCTGAAGGCATGAGCTTGTCCTTTGGTGAATGGGAGGCGCCGCTTAAGGCGCGACAAGGCGCACGCTAACGACCGCCAACCCGTCGCCGTCGAGATCCCCGGTGTCCCGCACGGGCACGCCGATGATCTTGCAATCGTAGACCGCGCCGCCGAGTGTCTGGCGCCCCTTTGTGAGGTCGAGCCCACGCGGCTCCAGCGCGGCGTCGACCGCATCGAGCGCATCGTTGATAGAGCGAGCGCCGGGCCGCGAAGGGTCGCGCGCGTCAAAATAGAGGAAAAGCTTGGCTTCGAGCGTGCGGCGCGGCGCCGCCAGCGAGGTCCATTGGTAGGTCTCCGAGCCGGATTCCAACTGAAAGAGCGCCGGACGCAGACGCGCCGGCACCTCGCTCCATAGCTTGATGCGCCGTGAGGCGACGCCCCAGGCATAGGCGGCGGAAACGCGCTGGAACAACGCGGAGAAAGCGGCTTCGCGGCTCATCTGTCGTCCCAGGCCTCCGTGGCGACGCTCGCGAGTTCGGCGACGATCTCGTCGCGCGACTCGTCGAGACTGGACAGGAGATAGGCGTGCGGGGGGATCGTTGAACCCGGATGCGAGACGCGGCGGGCGAAGCGCAGCGCGCCGCCTACGAGGAAGGCGAGCGCCCTCGCCTTGTCCGCCACGATCTCATGCGCCGACGTTCGGCCGCCGTATTCCTGGATGGCGGCGTATTTGATGTCGCCGAATGAGCCGATCGTCGCCGTCAGTGAGCCGCCTTCCAGCGAGATATCGGCCGAGATCGAGTCTTTGAGCGCTCCCGTCTTTGTTTGCAGCACACCCCCCGACAATTTCTCGTCGCGCACTTTGGCGACGAGCGCCCTCGCGAGGTCGCGCGACTTGGCTTCGAGCCGGGCCTGCAGGTCGGCAGGTAGGTTGGCCAGGTCGTTCTCCAGCGCATCTGCGCCCGTGAGTCTCGCGAACATCAGAAGGCCGCGCGCCGGTAAGGCGCTATGAGCGCCAACACAGAGGCCGAGACCCCCGAGGTGTCGTAGGAGATCGTTTCCTGGCCGCCGAGCGATTTGGAACGCAAACCGATGCGCTCGGAGGCGCGGAATCGCTCGGCGGCGAGTTCCGTCGCGGCCTGTACGAGATCCTGCGGAATGAAGCCATAAGAGAGCGAGAGCGCGGCGCCGGCATCGCTGGCGCTGAACCGATAGAGACCGGCGGAGACCGAATATTGTCCAGCCGCCGGTGCGCCCGTCGTCGCTTGCAGAAACAGCCCCGAGTTCGAATAGACGACGCCGAGGTCGCTCGCCCACGCGCCGAACGGCGCCGCTGCGCTAATCAGATAAGGCGCCGTCGCGGGCGCCATCCAAGCTTCGCCCTCAATAGCGTAACCCGCCTGATAGGCGACGATGAGGCTCTGCCGGCGTCTCAGAAAGCGCCGGCCGAAAATGTCGAGGGCCTGCGGTCGGCCCGGCGGCGCGAGGTCGGCAGGCTGCAACAGAAAGCCAAGTTGCGGAGGCGCTCCCGCCGGAGGCACGACAAGGCCATCGAGGATGACCGAAGTCACCTGTTGAATGGGCCAGTTCGCGAGATAGACGCGTTCGCTCTCAATATCGATCGTGTCCGTGTAGCGTTGCGGAAGCAGCGACGTCCGGCTCAAGGCCGCATAGATCGCACGGCTCGCGGCGGTGACCAGCGCGGCCAGCATCGTATCGCTCGCCGTCGGCTCGCTGGGCAAGCCCAGCCAAGCCTTGACGTTCGCGACCGTTGTGAGGTCGTAAGCAGACATCTTTGCTCCGCTTATGATTGAGGCGAGCCTGTGTTCAGCCGTTGCCGATGTTGTTCAGCACGCCGATGCCGAACGGCGCATAGACGGCCAGCACTTCTTCGGTGTAGACGCCGTATTCGCGCCGGCGGGTGCGCAGCGGCCAATCGACGCGGTAATAGTCGCGCCGCGTCATCACCTCGGCGACGTTGGGAACCTGGTTGGACTGATACCAGACCGGCAGTCGCTCGCAATAGGCGAGTATGGTGCCCGGCGGCAGATCGGGATGAACCTTGATCGGAATGTCGAAACCGCCGTCAACACTGAACGGGTTGTAATACCAGCGCACGACGCCGTTGGCGGTAATGCCATAGGGCATGCTCGACTCGCCGTCGGCCTGCACATTGTAGCGCAGCAGCGGGCCGGAGGCGTTGGTGAGGCATTTGGCGGTGATGTTGCGCTGCTCCTGCGTGTTGACATAGAGCACCGTCGGGGAGATGCGGTAGTTGTTCCACATCGACATCAGCATGTTGTCTATCTCAACCACCGAGCCTCGCCCGGAGGCGGTGAGGAACGAGCCTGTGCCCGCTGTGCCGGCGCCCAGCGACTGCACATAGGCGTTGTTGGAGGGGTTGAACGCGACGCTCAACAAGCCGTCGAACGCGAGGTTCGGATTGCGCGAATTGTCGGCGGTGATAGTGTTTGCGAGCTGCTGGCCAGTGAGCAGCGGCGCGCTGAAGATCGCGCTGTTGAGCGTTGTGATCGCCTGCAACGATTCGGACCCCGCCGCGCCGACGAACCAGGCATAGGCGACGGCGCCATTGACCAACGAAACGCTTGCGGAAAGTGTCTGGCCGAGTGTCACCGCCTGTGTGGCGTTGGCGCTGCGCATGGAGGAGCCGCCGTTCAGCGTGTAGGTGTTGCCGTCGTTGCCGGTGATCGTCTTGGAAGTGGCGACGCCGCTGCTGGCCGAGGAGTTGCGATAGCCCTCGAAGGACAGGGCGACAACGATGACGGAATAAGTCGCGGCCGGCAGCGTCGCGCCGGAGCCAGCGGCGGAGAGCACTGGGGTCGCCGGGGTCCCAAGCGCGACCGAGACATTGCCGCCGAGCAGCGCCGTCTCCTCCTTCCGCATGGTCTTCTGCAACAGCCGCAGCGTCGCGGTTGAGTTGACGTCTTCGAAGCCCTGCGCGGCGGCCTCGGCTTCGAAGGTGACTGTGTCTTCCTCGCCGAGAGTCACATAGGGCGCAACCATGGGCGTTGCGGTATAGCTCATGCTCGCGGTACGCTGGCCTTCCGGCACCCAGCCCATCGCGTCGAAACCGGAACCGGTGATGGAGAAGATCGTGCGCCAACGCGCGGCGTCGCCGGGGAACTGGCGTTGCACCCGTGGCAGCGAATTGCGCAGCGGCGTGATGACGGGATAGAGGTTCTTGGCCGGCGCCTGAAGATCATAGGCAGTCAGGCCGGTGGAGATCGTGACGTTCTTGGCGAGCGACGCTTTCATCAGTTCAAGCGTCTCTTGCGTCGTGGCGGCGAGGGACATGCGAGGTTCCTGTGGCGTGAGAGAGCGACGCGTCAGGGGACGCGGCGGTTTGGGACAGTTTTCGGTTGAGATTGCGGGCCGAGGCTGGCGACAGTGCAATTCAATCGGAGCCGATAATAGAAAGGGCAAAGTCGGAGGCTCTTGAAAGCTATCCTCGAAGGGGAAGAAGCCCAAAAGCAACCGTAGCGGCTGCCTGATCAACTGGCGATTCCGTCGGCGGGGTGGCGCTGGAATCTGGGACGGCCGGTGTTGCAGGCGCCGGGCGTCGCCTGCGCCCGCTATAGCGCGATGTTAATCGTCAGTTCGACATGCGGTTTGTTTCTACAGGACGCTAGACAGCGTTCTTTGGTTGGATCGGTAGAAGTGGTTGAACCGACCAGAGAACGCCGCTCTTGGCGAATATCGCCTCCATCGCTTCGATGAAGCCGGGATTGACGGCGGCCGGGGGGCGCGATCTCCGAATTGGGTTTGTGCTATCTGTTGTCACTGCTTTGTACCGTAAATGAGCGTTCCCATCCGAAGAAATACGCTTTCATTGACTTCCCTCGAGAACTGGATTTTCATCCGGATCGCCACGAAAAGCAATTCCTGATCTGTGCAATCAGCATAATTCCAGACCGCGGCTCCAGCGCAGGACGTGCGACCGTCTCCGTGTTGGCGTTCCTGTTGAGTCCAGGGCAGGCGCTGCGGATATCCCTGGCGCTGGGACTGCGGTCGATCCCGGCTCAGCCACTTGCGTTCCGTTGGTTGCGCAGCTCTGCTCGTCAACTGGAGGACCATTGTCCGTCGACCCGTCAGTGGATCCTGACGGGGTAGGCGCGTTGGCAGGCGAGGTTTGCGCCGCCAGAAAGGTCGGCTTGGCCGGTAGGTTTAGCACCTCAAAGCCGTTTCCTGGAGATGTCGTTGCGCTTCGTAGTTCGTTTGTGTCAGGGTTCCAATATAGCTTGAAATTAGCTTCGCTTTGGCCATTGCCTTCAGGCCGAATCTCTTCGGGGGCAGGGTCAACCTGTTCAACGACTGCGTCCGTCATCGTCGTGCTGTGGTCTCTGTTGTCAGCTACCCGCACCCCGCGATCGGGTTTCACATGCTCATGCGACCCCGGCTCGACCGCATTCGCCGCATCGGTGAACCTTCCCGCCTCATCGTGATACGGGTTGAACTTCGCAACGGCCGCCGCGAGCCCAAGCCCCAACTCCGCCCGCGCCTCGGCGACCGACTTCACGCCGGCGTTGACAAGGATCGCGATGGTCTGCGCCTGCTCCAGCGGATCGACGCCGTCGTCGCCGACCCAGCAGAACTCCAAATCGGGCGCATGGAAGCAAAGCCCGATCGTGCGATCGAGCGCCGCCTTCACCCACGCCTTCAGCGGCGCCAGCCCTTCCTGCGTCGCCTGCGTGCGAAGCGTCTCAGACGTCGCGCGGTTGACCTGCGTTACGAAAGCCGACGCCGGCACGGAGAAGGCGTAGCAGATCACCCGCGCCAGCCATTCGTCGTAGAGGTCCTTCAGCGGCGGCTGGCGCGTCTCGGTGAGCTTGAACTCCGCCGGCATAAACTTCACCATCCGCCGCCGCGCGAGATTGCCTGACATCAGCGCGTCAAAATAATCCTGGAACTGCCTTATCTGATCGACGGTCCAGTCTTTGGGCAGGGTCGCGAACGAGTCCGGGATCGAGCCGGTGTTGTAATAGTCGAGCGTCGCCCGCTCGCGCCTGAGCGCGATGTTGATCGTCAGCGCGATCTGCTTCACCGGCTGAGAAGCCATAGAGCCTATGCGAGCGCATGTTGCGCGGCAGATACAGCAATTCGTCGGCGGCGAAATCGGCCGCTGGCACGCCATGCTGCGCCTGCTGATAGACAGGATCGGGCGAGACGGGTGAGCGCCCGTCCTCGCCGATCAGCGGCTTGATCGTTGCGCCGTCGATCACGTCGAGCGAGTAGACCGCGCCAGAGCGGCGTAGCGCGGATAGATCGTCGCCGCGTCGATGACCAGCATGTCCTCGACCAGCATGCGCAGCCAGGTCGCGAAATCATGCCGGCGGTCGGGCATGCAGAGAAACGCCCGCAACGCCGCGCAGCGGCTGGAAGCGTCCGCCCCTCCTGAGACGCGCGGCCGGATCGTCCAGTTGAGCGCGGCGATCTGGTCCTTGCGCGTCTCGATGACGGTGCGCAGCAGCGGCAGCGCGTCGGCGAGCGTGCGCAGTTCGCCGAACGACAGGATGTTGTCGGAGCGCGGCACATAGTTGATGTTGAGGCCGAAGGGATAATCCTATTGGCGGCCCTTGACGTCCAGCGGTGCTTGGGGAACCAGCGGCTGCTGCGGCCCGAACTAGCGTTCTCAACTCACGGTGGTGTGGACGGGAAGAAGTGGCGCGTCCGACCATGGAACGCCATTTTCCGCAAAGATCGCTTCAAGCGCATCGACGAAGCCGGCGTCGGCCGGGCCGTTTCGTACGTCCGCGTCTGGGAAGCGCATAAATAGATCTCTCAAACGCGCCGAGCCGCGAAAATAGGGTCCATTCCACTCGAGGCCGCCCGCGTTGGTGAACGGGCTGTGGGTCTGGAGTGTGGAGAGCAAATTCTTTCGAGACTGACCGACGCACAAAAGTGAAACCCGAACCAGGTCGCACTTCAAAAGCCTATGCAGAAGATCAACAGCTACTTGCCACCGCTGATTGCTCCCGGCAGATAGCGGAATCCGGTTGCCGAGAACAAATTCTATGGCGCCAATGTCATCATGGAGCGATTCGCCCAATACATCTTGAATCCAGATCGCGAAATGGGAAAGTGTCGGCATTGTCATTCTCCTGCCGGGAATTTTAGTTTTAACGGGCGGCCACCATTTAAGACATTCACGCTTGGACTGTTGATGTCGACGCTAACGGTGGTTGGCGCGGTCCGGTAGCTGGCTGCCCCTGCATATCTAAGGGTAATAAAGCTTCCGTCCGTGTATGTATATCTCAATCCGAAGATGTCGCCCTCGCTTGGCGCGGCGTCGGTTGGGCAATCTGCCAGGATTTTTGTGGAAGCAAGGGTCAGGTCAGAACTTACCGAGGCGATGAACGCTCTCGCGGAGGTTAAGGGATCGGAGGAGGTCGGCATTGTGCGAACGTCGGTTCTCGGCGACGACAATCCCGGTAATAGTCCATCCGGTGCGACGGCTCGGGCAAGGGCTGTGTTTGGGTCGGGTTCCGATTGCCGGTCGGTTTCCGCGTCCGGGGCTCGCTCGTCCTGATCCGGCTCCACACCCCCTTGGGCGACCGTCGCATCTGACATCGTCGGGCTGAAGTCGTTATACGCGACCTGCACACCACGATCCGGCTTCACCCGGTCAGGCGTCCCCGGTTCGACCGCATGATCCGCATCCGTGAACCGGCCTTGCTCATCGTGATACGGGTTGAACTTGGCCACCCTGTCGCCCTGTCCAAGCCCCAGATCCGCCCGCGCTTCGACGACGGTCTTGACACCCGCGTTGACGAGGATAGCAATCGTCTGCGCCTGTTCGAGCGGATCGATCGCGTCGTCGCCAACCCAGGCGAACTCCAGATCAGGCGCCCGGAAGCAGAGACCAATCATGCGATCGAGCGCCGCCTTCACCCAAGCCTTCAGCGGCGTCAGCCCTTCCTGCGTCGCCTGCGTGCGAAGCGTCTCAGACGTCGCGCGGTTGACCTGCGTTACGAAAGCCGACGCCGGCACGGAGAAGGCGTAGCAGATCACCCGCGCCAGCCATTCGTCGTAGAG